CCCAATATAGGTGCCGCTACAAATACAATTATATTTGATACTGCTTGTTTAAATACCGCCTTTGGAGTTCAAACTCCTGCAATAACAGGATCTTTAACAGCAACATTGGTTGCGGCTGATTTTCAAATACCTCAAAGTGGTGATGGTGCAGCGGTAACAACCCCATCTATATACACAGCCGACCCTTTATCAGGAGGAGATAGTTTTAATTTACTGGTAGGTGTTGCAGGAACAATTAAAGTAGAATTAGCTAGGTCATTAACAGATAATCCTGTTACAATGACTGTTGCAGCTGGAATACTTGGAATGCAAATTAAAAAAGTATATACCGATGGTGTAGTTACAGCAACAGGACTAGTAGCCCTTTATTAGTTACTATAAATTAACTTAAATTAAATTAAATGAAAAAAGTAGAATCAAAAGTCGAAGAGGCTAAAATTCAAATAACAGCTGACGAGTTAGCTACAATAAAAAAACAACAAGAAGAACTAGCAACTACATTAAGAGATATAGGTTTTTTAGAAACTCAAAAGCACACTTTGAATCATAAGTATGCCGGGTTAGTTGAAGAAATTGAAAAATTTAAATCAGAATTAGAAAAAGAATATGGTGCTGTTAATATTAGTTTAGAAGATGGTGTTTGCACTCCAATAAAAAAAGAAAGTGAGTAGTAGTAAAGTTATAAGAAAGATCAGCATAGGGTCTGATTATAAAAATGATGCCATGCATTATGCTGTAGGCCAGCAAGTGTATGGTGGTCATACAATATCACACGTCTTGTTTAATGAAGATGAATTCTCTTATAATATATTTATAAAAAAAGAAGATGAGGTATTGCCGTGGAAGAAATTTAATTCTAATATGGCTATATCCGTAGAATATGATTTAGAATACTAATGAAAAGTCTTTATCAATTTATAATTAAACCTATAGGTGATAGATACAACAATGAAATTAAAATTAAAGATAAAACATTAATTATTAATTCTAGTATTTCAAATCATAAATTTATTAATAGACACGCAGAGATTGTGTCTGTCCCTTTAGTTTATAAAACTTTAATAAAAAAAGGTGACAAAGTTATTGTTCATCATAATTTATTTAGAAGATATTATGACATGAAAGGTAATTCTGTTAATGGATCTACTTTTTTTAAAGATAATCTATATTTTGCATCAATAGATCAAATATATTTATATCACAGAAATGATAAGTGGAACACTCACTCAGAGTATTGTTTTGTAAAACCAATATTAAAAAATATTAATTCTAATGACTTAAAATTAGAAAAAAATATTGGTATACTTAAATATGGCAATAATACACTAGAAGCTCTTAAAATTAATCCTGGATGCTGTGTGGGCTTTAAGCCTAATAGAGAATTTGAATTTATAATTGATAATGAAGTTTTGTACTGTATGCAATCAAATGATATTATAATTAAATATGAACACAGAACAAGTGAAACTGAATACAATCCAAGTTGGGCACAAAGCAATTGAAGATTTTAATTATTTAATCAAATCTTTAAATTTAAATCTTGATGCATTAAACAAATGGGCAAACAGTACTGCATATGAAAAAATAGCCGGGATAGTTATAGATGATAAAAATGAAAATTATAAATTAAAAAAATCTAACATTCATGGCAATGGAATTTTTGCTAATAAAAAAATAAACAAAGGAGATATTGTAGGTTATGTTTATAAAAATAAAATACGTAGTTTTTTAGCTAAATATACAAATCATAGTCCAATTTATAATGCAAAGTTTTTAGATAATAAAAACAAAAAAGAAACTATTATGGTTGCTTTTAAAAACATTAAAAAAAATGAAGAAATTTTAGTTGACTATAGAAATCAAGTTTTTAATAGAGAATTTTATAAATAAATTTAATTAAATGGAATCAAAATTAATAAAATCTAAAATAATACAAGCCGGGCGAATTGCAGTTGAAGAATTAATTAAAGTTGCTAAAGAAAAAATAGTAGATTCAGAAGACGATATATCTGCTGATAGATTAAAAAATGCAGCAGCAACTAAAAAACTAGCTATATTTGATGCTTTTGAAATACTGACACGTATAGAAGAAGAAGAAAGTATGCTTAAAGAAAGTTCTAAAGAAGATAAAGGCACAAACTTTAAAGGTTTTGCAGAAGGAAGATCTAAATAATGTATCAACAAACACTTTATAAAATATTACCTAATCACATTAAGTCTAAAGTGCTTAAAAGAAACAATAGATATAAAAAATGGGAAACAGGTTACAACGAAGAATATGATATTATTATTATTAGCAAAACTGGCCAAATCGGTGAAGTATATGAAATACAAGGTCTTAAAGTGGCTCTTCCCTTAGAGGTTGATACGTATAAAAGATCTAAAAAAAAAGAAGAACAATATTGGAAGTCTTATGAATATCCAAAAGAACTATCTAAAATTAGAACAGTTTTTGATTGGAATAATCTTCCGAGTTATTTTAAAGATAAATGGTATGATTATATTGACGGAGAGTTTAAAAAGCGTGAAGAAGGCCACTGGTTCTATAACAAAGGTATTCCTAGTTATATTACTGGTTCTCATTACATGTACTTGCAATGGACCAAGATTGATGTTGGGCAACCAGATTTTAGAGAATCAAACAGAATCTTTTTTATTTTCTGGGAGGCATGTAAGTTGGACACCAGATGTTACGGACTGTGTTACCTTAAGAACAGACGTTCTGGCTTTTCATTCATGGCATCTTCAGAACTTGTACACCAAGCAACCATCTCTTCGGATTCCAGATATGGGATATTATCGAAGACTGGAGCTGATGCAAAGAAGATGTTTACCGATAAGGTGGTACCCATATCAGTTAATTACCCGTTCTTCTTCAAACCAATCCAGGATGGTATGGACCGTCCCAAGACCGAACTTGCCTATAGAGTACCCGCTTCCAAACTTACCAGACGAAAACTTGATTCCAATACCCAAGCCGAAGAATTACAAGGATTGGATACGACGATCGACTGGAAGAATACCGGTGACAACTCATATGACGGTGAGAAACTCAAAATCCTCGCGCACGACGAATCGGGCAAGTGGGAGCGTCCCGACAACATCCTCAACAACTGGCGTGTCACGAAAACAACATTAAGATTAGGTAGTAGAATAATAGGTAGATGTATGATGGGTTCAACATCTAACGCTCTTGACAAAGGAGGAGCTAATTTTAAAAAGTTATATGATGCATCAGACGCTACAAAAAGAAACCGCAACGGTCAGACTAATTCAGGACTTTATAGTCTGTTCATTCCTATGGAATGGAACTACGAAGGATACATCGATGCTCATGGATTTCCTGTATTCGACACTCCAAAAAAACCCGTCGCCAGTGTTGATGGATCCCAGATTCAAATCGGAGTTATCTCGCATTGGGAAAATGAAGTTGATGGTTTAAAAGATGATCAAGATGGTTTAAATGAATTTTACAGACAATTTCCAAGAACAGAAAAACATGCTTTTAGAGATGAAGCTAAACAATCTTTATTTAATTTAAGTAAAATTTACGAACAAATAGATTATAATGAAGACTTAAGAAATACTAATATAGTAACACAAGGTAATTTTGCTTGGGAAAATGGAATAAAAGATACTAGAGTTATATTTTTACCTAATAAAAATGGTAGATTTTTTATAAGTTGGATACCACCTTACGAATTACAAAACAAATTTTTATTAAAAAACGGAATAAAATATCCTGGAAATGATCATGCCGGCGCATTTGGGTGTGATAGTTATGATATTTCTGGAACTGTAGATGGAAGAGGATCCAATGGATCACTTCACGGTTTGACTAAGTTTTCTATGGAAGATGCTCCACCTAATAGTTTTTTTTTAGAATATATAGCAAGACCTCAAACTTCTGAAATATTTTTTGAAGACGTATTAATGGCTTTAATATTTTATGGTATGCCAATATTAGCTGAAAATAATAAACCTAGATTACTATATTACTTAAAAAGACGAGGATACAGGGGATATTCTATAAATAGACCAGACAAGTCTTATAATAAATTATCAGTTACAGAAAGAGAAATAGGTGGTATACCTAATTCAAGTGAAGATATAAAGCAAGCTCACGCTGCTGCTATAGAAGATTATATTGAAAATTTTGTTGGTTTAATGGATGGAGGTTATGGTGATATGTTTTTTCAAAGAACATTAGAAGATTGGGCAACATTTAATATCAACAATAGAACAAAACACGATGCATCTATTAGTTCTGGACTTGCTATTATGGCGTGTAATAAAAATAGATACGCACCACACGCTAAAAGAATAATATCAAAAGTCCCACTTGGTATTAAAAGATATGACAATGACGGGTACAATTCAAAAATAATGAAAATAAATGGTTAACATTAACTATAACAGCACTTTTCCAGATCAGGTGGTACCTGAAGAAGAGAAAAAAACCTACAAGTATGGGTTAGCCGTTGCTCAAGCTATAGAACACGAGTGGTTTAGAAATAACAGTGGGCAAAATAGATTTATTAATAATTTTCAAAATTTTAATAGATTAAGATTATATGCTAGGGGTGAACAACCAATACAAAAATATAAAGATGAATTATCTATAAATGGAGATTTATCTTATTTAAATTTAGACTGGAAGCCAGTACCTGTTTTAGCTAAGTTTGTAGATATAGTAGTGAATGGTATGACTGAAAAAGGTTATGAGATAAAAACATTTGCTCAAGATCCTTTTGCTTTAAAACAAAAAACTCAGTTTGCTCAAAATGCTATAAGAGACATAGAAAACAAAGCAGCTATAGATTCTTTACAATCTAAATTAGGCCCTAATGCTAATTTGTATGCATCAGCAAATCCAGACAGTTTACCTGGAACAACAGAAGAATTAGATTTATACTTACAATTAAATTTTAAACAAGCTGTTGAGATAGCTGAAGAAGAAGTTTTAGAAAATATATTACAATACAATAAATTTGATGAAACTAAAAAAAGATTAGCTCAAGATTTAACAATACTAGGTATAAGTTGTGTTAAAACAAACTTTAATTTATCAGAGGGAGTTACAGTTGATTATGTTAATCCAGCAAACATTGTACATTCATATACTGATGATCCTAATTTTGAAGATATATACTACGTAGGAGAAGTAAAAAATATGACGTTGTCTGAAGTTAAAAGACAATTTCCTAATTTAACAGATCAAGACTTAGAAAAAATTCAAAAATATCCTGGCAGAAGTTCATACACAAATAATTGGTGGGGACAACAAACACAAGATCAAGTACAGATTTTATTTTTTGAATATAAAACATATCACGATCAAGTATTTAAAATAAAACAAACTGAACAAGGTTTAGAGAAAACGTTAGAAAAGCCTGATACTTTTAATCCACCACCTAATGACAATTTTGAAAGAATATCAAGATCTATAGAGGTTTTATATTCTGGAGCTAAAGTTTTAGGTATGGGTAGTGAAATTTTAGAATGGAAACTATGTGAAAACATGACTAGACCTTATGCTGATACTACTAAGGTTAATATGAATTATGTAATTTCCGCACCTAGAATGTACCAGGGAAGAATAGATTCTTTAGTAAGTAGAATAACTGGTTTTGCTGATATGATTCAAATTACTCATTTAAAATTACAACAAGTACTATCTCGTATTGTTCCAGATGGTGTATATTTAGATGTTGATGGTTTAGCCGAGGTTGATCTTGGTAATGGTACAAACTATAATCCTCAGGAAGCATTAAATATGTATTTTCAAACTGGTAGTATAGTCGGTAGATCTTTAACACAAGATGGTGATCCAAATAGAGGTAAAATACCAATACAAGAACTACAAAGCTCTAATGGTATGTCTAAAATACAATCGATGATACAGACATATCAATATTATTTACAAATGATTAGAGATGTAACTGGTTTAAATGAAGCTAGAGATGGAAGTTCACCAGATAAAAATGCATTAGTAGGTTTACAAAAAATGGCGGCAGCTAATTCTAATACAGCTACAAGACATATATTACAATCATTAATGTATTCTACCGTTAGAACTTGTGAAAATATAAGTTTAAGAGTATCTGATATGCTGCAATTCCCAACAACAAAAGCATCATTAATAGGTAGTATAAATGGATTTAATGTTGCTACATTAGGAGAAATAGAAAAACTTGCTCTTCATGATTTTGGTATATTTTTAGAACTTGAACCAGATGAAGAAGAAAAAGCTCAATTAGAACAAAGTATACAAATAGCTCTTCAACAAAAAACAATTGGTTTAGAAGATGCTATTGATTTAAGAGAAGTTAAAAACATTAAGCTTGCTAATCAAATGCTTAAGTTTAGACAAAAGAAAAAACAAGAAAAAGAAAGAGCTCAACAATTAGAAAACATACAAGCTCAAGCTCAAGCAAACTCTCAATCTGCTGAAAAAGCTGCTATGGCTGAGGTTCAAAAAAATCAAGCATTAGCAGAAACAGAAGTTCAAATAGAGCAAGCTAAATCTCAGTTTGAAATCCAAAGAATGGAACAAGAGGTTATGAATAAAAAACAATTGATGGCTGAAGAGTTTAGCTATCAAATGCAATTAGCTCAAATGGAACAACAAGGACAACAGCAAAAAGAACAATCAATAGAAGATCGTAAAGACAATAGAGTGCAAATACAAGGTACACAACAAAGTGAACTTATAGACCAACGACAAAACAATTTATTACCTAAAAATTTTGAATCAAGTAATGATAGTTTAGATGGTTTTGGATTAGAGCAATTTAATCCTAATTAATTATTATTAATTTTATATTATATTATGTCAAATAAAGAAACAAAAGTAAAAGAAGAGGTTAAAAAAGAAGGAGAATTTAAAATTAAATCTGCAAAAAAAGTTAAAGATTTAAGTAAACAAACTCCAGATATTATAAAAATAGATTTAACA